TACGGATATTGATGTCGATCAAGAATATAGGTGTCAATTTACTTCTGCAAGATCCTCAATATTTGGTGTTATAGGTGACGAAAGTTTAGTAGATTATGAGGTTGAAGAATACTAATGGAAGTAAGTGATCTACCAACATTGTTCCAAATAGGATTGGCACAAGAAGCCAATGCACAAGCAATAGAATCTCAACACACATTATTTGAAAAACAACAGAAACAGATTGACCATATTTACACGCAGTTAAATAATTTCAGAACTGTTATTGATGTGCAACAACAAATCATAGATGAATTAGTACAATTAGTAAAAGAAAAATGACTTTTTGGGATTGGTTTAAGAGAGAAAAATTCATTCTGCCAACAGAAGAATTTCAAATTAAGCTTGTAAAAGAAATTGAAAAGAAATTGGAAACAGCTAAAGGTTCGGAAAAAACAAAGTTAACCTATATGTTAGCAAATCAATTAATGTTTCTTAGTCAAATTCAAGGAAAAAACAAACCTAAAAAACCAATAAAATTAAACAATAATGGTAAATGGGTGTGGGTTGAAAATGAGAATAGCAGGGATTGATAGTGGTAAAAGGCGAGATAGTTTCGCATTTGTTGGAATCGAAATAAAAAATGACGATGTTTACATCACAGGTGTTAAAACTTGGTTAGGAAGAAATTACATCGAAGTTGAGAATTTAATAGCAAATATACACGATACGAAACCATTCAATTTTTATTGTGTTGAAATTAATAATACAGGCGAACACGTATTTGAAGAATTAAAATATAGGCATAGAATCCCTAACGTTATTCCTACATTTACAAGTGCTAATGTAAAAGACCAGCATAAAATAAACAGTGGAAAAGTTATGCCAAAAAATCAAATGACTTTGTGGTTGGCACGAATGTTTCAAAATAATAGAATAAAATTTCCTAAAAAATCCAATAAAGATGTGGACGAGTTAAAAAGACAAATATCAATATTTAGTGAGGTTATTACTGAATCAGGTTCTGTAAGTTATAGAGCAGAAGGACAAGAGCATGATGATACTGTCATGGCATTGATGTTAGCTTGTTTCATAGGTAGGAACTTTATTAAGAATAATGAAGGATTTAATCAAGGATTACAAGTAGCCAATAGACAATTCATAGCCGAAGATCCTGATATTTACGGTTCAGGTGTGCCAAGTCATGCTGAATCAATACAAAGAGAGGTTTGGAAACCATGAGTGTAGAAATAGAGTTGACATTACAAGATTACAAAACAATCTTGAATTGGTACGAACTAGCTTTTGCAAAATCGGAATCTCAAAAATTTGCAGATGAAAAAACATTCAAAAAACTATCTGTAATGTGTTTACAAAAATTGGACGATGAAAAAAATGAAGAATAAAGATAGTGGTTTAAGACGATATGAGAGATATTGTAGAGAATTAGAGGAATTAGAGAGGAAACGTAAAAGAAAATTAAAGCAGATATTTGACCTAAGAGATAAACTAGGAATAAAACTAGATGGCGAGTAGGAATTATGAGATTGGTAGGCGATTCGAATACAGAGTACAGAATTGGCTAAGAAAAGAAGGATATTATGTCCAAAGATCATACGCAAGTAAAGGTTTAGTTGATTTAATAGCAGTACCGAAATATGTCAAAGTCGGTTGGGTAAATATCACTCTTGGAATACAAGCAAAGAAAAATGGCTATGTACACCCATCAGAGATGAAAACTTTATTGGAATGTAAAAATAAATGGCAGATGATGATTGTTATTGCTTGGTCGGATAAGAAGAAAAAATTAAGATTTAGGACACTAGATGATGTTGAAATACCTTTAGATTCACTAAAAAATAAGTAGTTCTCTTTATAGTCATTATGAGTAAAAAATCAATGCCATCTAAGGTAAAAAAGACAAAAGATACTTCTCATAACTTTATTGTAAATTCTGAAAAACCATTCACTGGCATAAAATCTAATTCAAAATATGCGAGTGCTTCAAAAAGAATGTCCACTAATGATCATCTCTATATGTATTCCAATCCAGCTTATACTGATCAGGAGTTAGAGCAGTTTGAAGATGTTTGGGGAAGTTCTGTATGTGGTGCAGTTATTGATAAATTAGTTGAATATACTTTCGGTGGGGGAATCACACCTGTATTTGAATTGAAAGATGAAACAGGAATGGACGATGAACAGAAGAAAAATGAATTAAAAAAATATGAAGCAGAATTAAAAGAATTAAAAGACTTTGATAAGAAAATGGGTTTTGAAAATAAATTAAAAGATGCTGTCACAATGACAATCGTATTTGGCAGATGTGTCATGGCATACGAAGGCAAAGGTTTACCTAGAGCAATTAAGACTATACACCCAAGAGATTTAGGTCGTGTATTCATTGATCAAAAAGATTGGTCATTAGAGAAAGTGATCACAACTTTCCCATCTGATGAATTAGTACCAGAAGAGATGATTTACCTTGTCAATCGTCCTGATTCACCAAGACGTAGGACTATGTGGTATGGATATTCAGAAGTACAAAGAATCGTTGGTGCAGCAAGAGCTTGGCGTAGAATAGTTGAATATGATATGCCTGAAATTGCAACATCAATGTGGGCAGGATATGGAACTTTCATGGTCAAAAAAATGGGAAGAAGTAAAGCCGATGCAGAAAATGATATGAATACATTACTATCATCTTTAAAGGCAGGGGCATTTAATGCTGTCAGTATAGATGCTAACGATGAAATTGAGTTTCAGAAGTTAGATTTAGATCCTAAAGTAAGAGAATTAGTTGAGATGGCTTCATTTTATGAACGTATTATTATTGGAAATTTTGCTGTACCAAGTGCATTATTAGGTAGAGAAGAAGATCAAAACAGAGCAACATTAATTGGTAAAATACAATTTTTCCTTAGTGGTGTAATCAAGGCAAGACGAGAATGGGTAAGTGAAATGGTATCAAAACAATGGTACGAAAGAAATATGATTAAGATGGGTATGGTTGATTTGTTAGATAATGTTGAAGTCAAGGCAGAGTTTGAGAATATAGTAGTTGAATCGTGGTTTGATTTAGTTGATTCAGTATTAAGAATTAAAGGAATATTCCCTGATATGCCAGATGATCAATTACTTGAACTATTAAACTTAGAAGAATACAAGTCTGAATTAGCACAAGCACCGACAAGAACAACTAACGTACCACAAGGCAACGTGCCATTAAATTCACCACAAGATGTTTTCACTAAACAACTGAATAAGACTATCAATACAACTGATAATATCTCTGCCAAAAAAATAGATGATTCACTTATCAAATCGGCTTTAGATGCAAAGAAGCTTGAGGTATTGGATCATTTAGATAAAATGATAAAAGATGAATCAAAGTCGGCTAAAACTAATAAAAAAGGCAGTTAGTGTTTTCACTCTATTAGATGAGGAAAAACCACCGAAGGTAGTGTTTACCACTCAAAGAGATAATAAAGTTGATGATAAGGTTTGTGTGGAATTAGCTGGAATAGCATTTGAAATAGATGATCCTTTAAGACCTGTAATTCCAATAGATACACACCCAAATTGTAGATGTTATTATGTTGATCAAAGCACAGGGGAAATTGTCACAGATATATCTAGTAGTAGGATTAAAGAACGTGGTATGCCATCTAAGAAGCTTAATGATATTCAAAGAATTGAAGAATTAACATTACATAAAAAGAATCTAACAAAGAAAAAAATAGATTTGATCATACAAACTATGGAAGATAATGAAGCATGGCAAAGTAAATCAGCTAAAGCCGAGAAAATTTTAAAGTGGTTAAAGCAAATTTGAATGATAAACTAGCCCATTTTATAGTAGGATTTATGCTTAGTATCTTAGGATTACTACATTTTCCATTGATATTATCAGGATTCTTTTTTGCTATCGGTAAGGAATTATTCGATGCACTAGGTCATGGTACACCTGAAACAAAAGATGCTATTGCTACAGCTTGTGGAGCTGGAATCGCTAGTGGAATAGTTCTGTTATCTATTGATTATGGATTTTTATTATGGCATTAATTGAATTTGAAAACGAAGATAAATACTTCGTAAAGTTTTTCCTATTAGATGCAACATTAAATCTAAATCATTGGGGTGTGACAAGAGAGAGCTTAGAAGCAAATCTTGATACATTCATAGGAAAACCATTCGTACTTACACCTGAATTTAATCACCCTGAAGCAGTTGA